ATTATACTCTTTGGGCAAACGTAACTACAAACAATGCTTCAAGAACAAACGAGAACGGACAAAACGATAATTTTGTTCAGGTAGTTTTTACCGTTCGTAATAATCCAAATTTAAATATTTCTATAAAGGACAATTTTATTAAATATAATAATGTCATTTATAATATCGATAGCGTTTTAAATATTGACCTGGATAATATTGATATTGAAATACAAGCCACACAAAGAACCTAATGGAAATAAAAGGCTTAAATACTGTTTTGGCTAATATACGAAAGTACGGCAAAGAAGCTGAAAAGGATATTGAAGGAGTTACTGAATTGGTTGCTCGTAATATTGAAAAGAATGCTAAAAATTATGCTCCTGCTAACTTTGGTAAATTAGGTCAATCTATACAGGCCATCAAAGATACTCCATTAAATTGGAAAGTTGAAGCTGGTGGCGTAATTGCTCCTTATGCTCCATTCGTTGAATTTGGAACAGGCGGTTTAGTTGATGTTCCAAACGAGTTAAAGGACCAGGCGATTAAGTTTAAAGGCAAAGGAATAAAGCAAGTTAATTTAAGACCAAGACCTTATTTATATCCTGCATTATTGCAAGGTAGAACTGAATATTTAGAAAAGTTAAAAAAAGTATTAGAGAAATATGGTAAATCCAAATAAATACGTTAGGAAAGCTTTATACGATGCCATAATAGGCGATTATGATTGTTACGATATGCAAGTAACCGGCAATGATAATCCAACTGAATACGTTATTATTTCAACACAAGACAAAGAGATTGACAAAGCTACTAAATGCAATTATCAATGGATTTCATACACACTTTTGGATATTGTAAAAATCTATAATGGTGCAGGAAATGTAGGTAGTAGATTAGTTAACGATGACATGGAAAACAATATTTTATCATTAATTGAAAACGTTACTATTGATGGATTTACAGTTGTTAATCGGAGATATGAATTTCCAAGTAATTTAGACAGCAGTACAGCAACACAAACGGTTTATCGTAGCTTTATTCGAGTAATTTTAACATTAGAATAAATTTTATAATTATTTAGAATAAATATAAATAAAATTATTATCTTTGAATTTGAAATCATTAATTTATAAAAAATAAATATTATGTCAATAAGAGGCGAAAAAGGAATACTTTACATTTGGGACACATCAGCCTATAAGCCTGTTGCTTGTCTTACTTCAAATGGATTAAACACAACATTAGCAATGATTGAAAGCACAACTAAATGCTTTCCGGGTGTAATTAAAAAAACGCCAGGTACATTTAGCTATTCAGTAGATGCAGAGGGCGAATATATCGACACTACTACTGCTGGAGGTGATGATGCAAAAGCTTCACACGATGCTTTGTTTTTATTGCAACAAAACAAAACGTTAGTAACTTGGAAACTTGATACAAATGTTGATGATGCTACTTCTGTTAAATACTATGGTGATGCTTACATTACTGATTTAAGTGCTACTTTCGGAAGTGGTGATGAGGTTACAACTTTCTCACTTACTTTGGATGGTGATGGTGCAATAGTATTAACAGATCCTAACGATTAATGAAACAAATAACCTTAACTATTGGTGGAAAAGAGCGTTTATTTCATTTTGGATTAGGTTTTTTAGGAAACTTACTTGAAACTGAAAAAATAGCAATGAATGAGATTGATGCTAAATTAGCAGAGAATCCATTTAAATGGATTCCGTTAATTATGTTTCACAGTTGCGCTTTTGGATTTAAACGTAGAAATCAATTTCCGGACTTTGATGCTTTTGATGTGGCAGAGTGGATTGATGAGGTTGGAATGGATAGCGAAGTAGTTACATCGTTTTTTCAAGCCTTTACTCAATCATTAACAAAGGATGTTCCGGAAGATAAAAGCAAAAAAAAAATAGTAACGAAAAAATAAACTGGAGCGAGGATGTAATTTCTTTTGCCATTGGTGAATTAAGAATGTCGAGTTTGGAAGCGGTTTACGATATGACGTGGGCGGAGTTTCAAATTCGACTTTTTGCATATAAAAGGCAGGACTTATATGATTGGCAAAAGTTAAGGGAGTTAATGTGGACGAGTTACATTGCACCGCATCAAGATCCAAAAAAGATGGTTAAACGTAAGGAAGCGTTTTTACCTTTGAATAATGAAAAGCAAGTTAGGTCAGGTGTAACGGATGAGATGAAGGAAAGGTTTATGAATGAATTTAGAAAATATCAAGAAAAAATAAAAGCATAATGGCAGGAGGTAAATTATCAGTTGAGATTGGAGCAGACATTACCGACTTTGAAAAGAAAATCAAAGAAGTTGAGTTTGATATAAAAGAACTGTCAAAGATAAAACTTGATAGGTTAAAAGTTGGTTTAGATACAACTGAAATCAATGCACAAATTAAAGATGCGAAAGCAAGTTTAAACAGCCTTAAAACTGCTGTAAAAGATACAGGGCAAACTTTTGCATCAGCAACTCCAAAGGTTGCCAATGCGGGTAATACATTAACGCAGTTTAGTAGAATAGCGCAAGATGCTCCATTTGGAATTATTGGTATTGGAAACAATATTACTGCAACTGCCGAAGCGTTTGCAAGTCTTAAAAATCAAACAGGAAGTACAGGCGGGGCTTTAAAGGCTTTAGCTTCTTCTATTACCGGAACAGGTGGAATATTGTTAGGTGTTTCACTTCTTACAACAGGATTAACTTTGTTGGCTCAAAGTGGTTTAAGTGTCGGCGATGTTATTGATAAGATAACAGGAAACACTAACGCTTATTCAGAAGCTTTAAAGAAAGTAAATGATGAGGCTTATGCAAGTGAAGGAGTTCAAGAAGCTGTTACTAATGTAAACAGATTAACAACGGAAATTGATTTAGCAAAGCAAGGGTTTTTAAATAAAGACCAAGTTGTTAAACATTATAATGAAACTATTGGTAAAACAACAGGTTTAGTAAAAAATATTGAAGAAGCTGAAAAATCTCTTACTAAAAATGCTGACGCTTATATAAAAATGACTTTATATAAAGCTGTTGCAACTTTAGCTTTAGAAGAAGCGGCAAAAAGTCAATTAGAAGCTGAAAAAACAAGAGTAAAAAAATTAGCTGAATTTGCAAGTTTTAATGATAAAGTAAATATAGCTACTTCTGAAAGAGAAGATACTGAAGCAAATAAAGCCTTTGTAAGAGAACAAAACAAACAAAGACTAATTGAATTACAAAAGAAAAGAAAGTTAGAAGAAATAAAGATAAATGAAAACGCTGCAAAAGTTAATTTATCTATTGCTAAAAAGTTTGAAGAAGATGCGGCAAAAATATCAAAGGATTTTAATTTTAATTTCTTTGGTGATACAGAACCACCAAAAGAAAAAAAAGTAAAAGCTAAAAAAAATAAGGTAGAATTTGAACCTACATTTATTGCTCCTTTTGTAAGTAGTATTAGCGGTTTAGGTGATACAATGGCTGGTTTTGAAGAAAGAACAAGAACAGCTTTTCAAAATGCTACAGGAATAGTTAAAAAAGAATTAAATGAAATGGATTTAGCAACAAAGGAATTTATTGCTAATTTTAATAATTTATTAAATCAAACTATTGCGTCAGGATTAGGTGATTTAGGAACTTCAATTGGAGAAGCTTTAGCAACAGGAACTGATGTTTTAAAAGCAGTTGGGAATAGTTTATTAAATACGTTTGCAAGTTTTTTAAGTTCTTTAGGTGACCAAATTATAGCTTTAGGATTAGCTGCTGTATTAGCAGGAACTGTTTTAAAAACAGTAGGTACAATTTCTGGTATTGGCGCAGGATTAGCAGCTATTGCAGGTGGGGTAATCGTAAAAACTCTTGCAGGTGCTATTAATTCAAATGCGAAAAAAGGAATTGGAGGAGGAGGTCGTGCTTCAAGTTCATCAGGAGCAGATGCAAACAATAGTAGTTTTACTTCAAGTGGATTTAGTTCTCGTGGTGATGGTGGTGGAACGGTAGTCTTTGAAATCGCAGGGCAAAAGTTAATAGGAGTTTTAAATAATACTTTAAACTCAAATAAACGTTTAGGAGGAACTTTAGGTTTAGGATAATGGCAAAAAAAATAATAATAGATTTTAGCGCACAACCGGTTATTAATGTAATTGGATATAGTTATACCATAACTGTAAATTCATTTCCTTTATATTATCCAACAGGTGATTTTGAATTGAAAGTTGATTTTATTGCTAATAATGCAACACCTACAGAATTTTACGAAGTTCCAATAGGCACTTCGCTTGATGAAACTTTGCAAATATTGTTGAGTTTTTTACGGCAAACATATCAAAATGATTTAATTCAATATAGTTTAGTTAATAATACTATTGAAGTTTTAATCCAAGCTGATGCTGTTGTTACCATTGGTGAAGATTTAAACGAAAACATTACAATAACTACTGAAGATGTAGAGCCTTTTGGAAGTAATTTAAAGTATTATTTATATTTTGATGATTATACATTAAATATTTATAAAAGCAATTATCAAGGTACTGCATCTGAAATATATGGAACATTTATACTAAAAAAATCAAATGTTGATAGCATATTGGATCAGATTAGAGGTACAGGATTAGACTTGTCTTTAGAAGCAAACCAAACATTAACCTTTGATGAGTTTTTACTTGAAGATGAGTTTACCTATAAAACTGAACTATTAAAAGGCAGTCAAATTATATTTGAAGGATATATTAAACCCGATGGATGCCAACAAAGTTTTGTTAATGATGTTTGGTATGTTAATATAGAAAGCAATGATGTTTTAGGTGCTTTAAAAGACTTATCTTTTGTTCAAACTAATGGATTACCTTTTACAGGTAAACTTTCCGTTTATGATGTTATTAAAGGTTGTTTAGACAGAACACGTTTGTCTTTAGATATAAATACAAGCGTTTACGTTGAATATGTTGATTATACAGGAACAAATATTTTAAAAGATATTTATGTTAATTCAGATCGTTTTATAAAAGATAAAAACGATATTGTTATAATGGATTGCAACGAGGTGTTAACTTCGATGTTAAATTTATTTTCAGCAGTTATAACTCAACAAGATGGCCAATGGTGGATATATAGACCTAACGATTTAGAGTTAAACGGTTATACTGAATTTATTAATCAAACAACTGATGCTGTTTTTACAAAGAATTTAAATGCAGTTTTAGGAAGTCAAATTAATGGATTTTATCCTCATCATGCAGGTGCAAATCAACAAATCGAAGTAAAAGGAGCAATATCAGCATATCGATTAAATTATCAATATGGATTAGTAACTGGTTTAATAACTAATCCTACTTTTAATTTTGATACAACTATTCCGGTAATGGAATGGCAAGAAGATCCAGTTTTTTATAACTGGACAACAGCACCATCAACACCTCCAAATATAATTTTATATCCTTTAACTAATTCTTATGTTCCTCGTTTTTCACTACGCCCTATAAATGGAACTTATGAATTAATAACTTCAAATGCTATAAATGGTAAATTAGGGGAAACTTATGATTTAAAAATGAATTTGTTTGCAAGTTGGTTAAATGGTAGTTTTGTTTATAAAATTAAAATAAAAACAGATGATGGATATTATTTACATCAAGAAAATTATTGGGTTAATTATGATACATTTTATTCATTTAGTATTCCATTTAATAACCAAGAACAAAATCAAAACGGACAAGTTTTTGCATCTTTCAAATTAACAACACCACCATTAATTAATGATTGCGTTTTTGAAATAATAATATGTAATATAACAGATACAAGTGAAAATTATGGCGGCTATTATTTTGCAGGTTATACTTCTATTGATATATTAAGTAATATTTTAGAAACACAAGGATTGGTTGGAGAATTTCACACAGTTACTCGTTTAATACCTCCAAGCTCAATAACAAAAGAAAATCAAAAAGTATTTAATGGTGATGGAATAGCTTCTTTGATTGGTTCTATATATAAAGATGATTTAATCACTTTAACAACATTATGGTCACGAAAAAATAAGTTTGAAAATTTACCATTATTAGGTATTTCAGCTATGGATGATTTAAGGATTCAATCAAATCCTATTAAAGTATTTACAGGCGATGTTTATGGATATATTCCTTATTTGTCAGTAGTTACTATTGACAATATAGTTGGATTATTTATGCCTATTGAATGGGATTATGATTATAAAAATAATATAACTAAAATAAAATTATTACAATTTTATAATACTGATTTATCAGATATTCAATATACAGTAAGTCCTGATTATGGTAATAATACAGTTAAGGCAACTATTAAAGGATAGTTTTTCTTATTGGTAATCCGTTTTCATCTTCTTTAACAGTAAACACCACTTTGCATCGGCAGTTAATTACATTTCCTGCCTTTGCATTTGGATCACCAGGATACATTATATATTCACCACTTGTAAAAAATGGCTGATTAATATCAACTTTAACACCATTCATATCTAAATGGTCGTAAACAGATTTAGGCGGTCTTCTGGTCCTGTTATCTTGTACGCTTATCCAAGTTTTTTCTAATACAAAATCGGAGTTTTGTGCAGCTACAACAGTAGCGAAATTAGTTGCTGTTGTAGTTTCAGTTCGTGCTATTCTTAAAGCTTGGTATTTATACCATCCGAATTTATTTTGTAGATTTCTTGTTATATCGGCAACTGAAATATTATCTTTATATCCTTTAGCAATAACGGCAATAATACTTTCAATTAAAGTTTGATGTACTGAAACAATACGCAAACCCATATTAGAATTAATCCAATTAGCAATAATTGTCTCAAAGTCTAATTCAATAACTTTAATGCTTCTTTTAATACGTTTATATTGTGGATTTCCTAAAGTAGTATAAATCTCTTTATACATATCCTTTATTTGTTTTTCGGTAACGTTTGAATTAATTAAAGCTTCATAAGTTACTTTAGACATATTGTTAAAAGGAATAGCATTAACTATTTTAATAACATTCCTTCTAACTATTCTATAGGCTTGAACTTCTTGTCTATAACGTAGTTTGTCCATCCATTAACGTATTAAGAGTTGGATCGTTTAAATTGACTATTCCAGTAGGGATATAAATTTCATTCATCATTTCATCGTCAATTTCTTCGTAGTTAAAAACTTCTCTTCTTTCGTTTAATGTTAAAGGAACAGAGTTAACCCATTTAGACATTGTTTCCATGTCTGTTTGCATTTCCGGTAGTTCTGAAATATCCCATTCAATCTCGGCATCTTCATAACCTTTAAACTTTTGTATAAATTCAAGATTTAAATATTCAGCTAACAAATCTAAATCGGGTTTAATATTATCAGTAACAACTCTTTTTCGTGCTTCGTTCATGGTATCAACACCAAAACCGCTTCCGTTTTTTTCTTCGTTTAATAAATCAACATTCCAATTAAGGCAGTTTGCTAAAGTTCGTCTGTCATAACTTAAATAGTCAAAAGGTTTAAGTTCATCGGTTGTAAGTGAAATACGTGTAAATCCTAATTTTGCACTCGCACCGGCAATGTTTGAAAGTCTTGTACTATCGTTATCCATTTCAACAAGCCTTTCCTTTAGAGATTGGCCTTGCTCTGCTGTTAATGGTGTTGCTCCATCACCAGCGTGAATAAATCCATAAACACCACTATTAAGCATTGTTTTAGAATTATTATCAATTCCATTATTAGAACTATTTATATTTCTAATAGCAGCCATTAATTCGCTATAACCATAAAGATGTGATCCACTTTGGTTATAAAAAGGATTGGAGCGTTTAATGTGGATTATGTCAGCAGCTTCAAACCTTATTAATTGATTACCTTGTTGCATAATATAATAATCAATTGGGTTTTCAATACTCATTAAAGCCGCATTTGGTTTTAAGACTATTTGCATCCAATGGGAAGGAAGGATATAAAGTTGCAATGGATTACCTGCGTTTACTCCTTCTTTAATTGTTTGCTTATATAGATAAACATTACCGCAAACTTTTAGATAAACTTTATAAAGGAAAAATATATCGTTCCAAGTTTGGTTAACATTAGGCCGTTCTAATGGCATTGGCAACTCGGTATCAGTTTCGTAAGCTTTGCGTTTAAGTTTGTTAATTGCTAACTTCTGTTGAAAGGTTGGATTATTAGGATATTTTTTTAACTTTTTATAAGCCTCTTTATCATCTATTTTTTTAACACAATAAGGAACTGATGTTGTTTTCGAGGCTTGTTGATTTACTATTGCATTAACATCAGGATTCTCTCCATAACCTTTTGTTATTAAAGTTTCTAAAGTAGTGTTATATGTGGAAGTAAGGCCTCCGACTAATCTATAAATGCTTTCGTTAAATAGGTTTTTATTTGCACCTGTTAATACATCCCAAGCTAAAGCGATTCTATTTTTTACCATTGGTATTGTTTATATGTACAAATGTAATAAAATTTATTTAGAATGATTATAAACAAAGAATATTTTTTACTACATTTGTAGTAATTAAAACTACTTTTAATGGATTTCTACAATGGCAACGATAGGATTTTGTATATTAAACAACAAGGAAACTGGTTACCAATTGGCTGTTTAACAAGTAATTCGCTTTCTGAAAATGCCGAAATGCTATCTACAACTACAAGAGATAATAACGGATGGAATACTTCAAGACCAATGATGCAAGGTTATAGTATTTCATTTGAAGGAATACAAATTAATTCAGCTGTAGCGGGTGGAACTTTTACGGTTGCATCTTACGATAAATTAAAATTATTAAAGCGTTCAAAAATATTATTGGATTGGAAGATACAAGGCACTTTATTCCCAACAGTTGATTATGGTAAATGCTATATTACTGAAATTTCGGAAGCTTCGGCAGTTGATGACTTTTTAACTTTTAGCGGTTCAATGGTTGGTTATGGTGTTCCACAAACAAGAGGTTTAGGTGAATTTGTATTAAATGATGGTGATCCGGATGTAATACTTACTACAAATACAGATGCAAATTATATAATTAAAACAACAGAATAATGGCAATAAATCCATCAGAAATAACCACAATTCGTGTTGGTGAGTTACCAACAGGAACAATAGAATTAACTTCTAAAATAGCAGTTGAAAATGGAACTGATTTACAACAAATAGATGGTCAAGATTTAGTTGATTTTGTCAATATAAACGCTAACGCTTTCCAATTTGAAATTAAAGATTTATGGGTTTCACAAGCTTATATTGATGACAATTTTGATGAAACAGGATTAGGAGTTGATTTATGCGAAGGTTATGCTATTTGTAATGGTCAAAACGGAACTCCAAATTTAGATGGTTTAGTAAGCATTGGTTATGGAAATAATTACAATGTTATTAAAGCCATTGGAGGCTCTAAAGATGCAGTTTTAGTTGAACATAATCACACATTTGCACTTTTTACAGAAGGTGGAGTTGGCGCACCGGCAGGAGGTTCTCCATCGGGTAGTTCTGATGGTACAGGAACAACTACAACAGTAGGAGTTAGTGGAATTAATAAAAATATGCAACCTTATATGGTATTGTTAAAAATAATGAAATTATAAAAATATGGCAATAAATCCCGAATTAATTACAACGATTAGAGTTGACCAACTTCCTGATGAAACGTTAAGTTTAACAAATTTATTTCCACATACCGTAGGAACTGATTTGAAATCAGCTACAATACAAGAGTTAGTTGATTTAGTTGCTACTGCTATTGGTGTGAGTGGTGGTGTTGGTTATATTGCGATATCAGTTACCGACGGCCAACAATTGCCAGATGTTCCCGAATTACCAAGTTTCTTTTTATGTGGTGCAGGAACTTATTTAAACATTAATGGATATCCCGATGTTATTTGCACCGAGAATTTAAACGCTGTTATGTCATTAACTGACCATTGGGAGTTGGCTGTTGAAATTCCTATAAATCCATTAAGCGGAACAGTTCAAAGTGTAACAGGTAGCGCAGTTGATAATACTGATCCTTTGAATCCGGTAATTAATGAAATTATATTTGGTGTTCAAAATATTATAGCAGGAACAAATATTACTGTTGACAATACCGATCCAGCAAATCCTATTGTAAGCTCAACAGGTGGCGGTGGCACTCAAACACTTCAAGAAGTAACTGATGAAGGAAATGAAACTACAAATAAGATAATAGTTAAGGATAGTGAAAACTCATTTAGTTTACAGGCTAATTTAATGCTTTTTGAAGATTTAGATGATGGTGGAAATACTATTTTAAGATTTGAAAATACATCAGTTACAGACCAAGAAGTTTTAATTAGAGGATTAAGCGGTACAATGGCTTTAACTTCTGATATTACAACACCAACACTTCAAGAGGTTTTAGATGAAGGAGATTCGGCAGAAGATAGTGCCATTTTTTTAAGCAATACTGCAAATGATTTTGAAACAAGTATTAATGAATTTGGAGATGGGCAAATAAATTTAAAAAGTGTAGTTAATGACACTTTAACAACTATTGGCGCAGGTGTTATTGGTTTAACTGATATTACAGGTAATGGTACTATTATAAATAAAGAAAAACTAACTGTTAATAGTATTGATTATGCGTTTCCAAGTGGCGCATCAAGTCCTTTAGCAACTTTAGCTGATATTCCATCAGGAGGTAGTGGAATTCCTCACGCAACAGCATCCGGAACTGATACATATACTGCAACGATTACAGGTGTTACAGCTTATAATGATGCTGATGCCTTTTTAATTAGGTTTACCAATGGTAATACTACAAGTGCTACATTAAACATTAATTCACTTGGCGCAATACCTTTATATAGAAATAATGATGGGGTTTTAATTGGGGGTGATATTATTAATGGCGGCGAAATGCTTTGCATTTATAATTCAACAAACAATCACTTTCAAGTAATTGGAACTGCTCCAAATAGTTTATTTGCCTATGTTACAAATGATGACTCTGTTACTTTAACTAAAGGAATGCCTGTTTATGCTTTTAGCGGAACAGGAGACAGAATGACTGTAAAAAGAGCAAATAATACAACTGATGCTACTTCCGCTAAAACAGTTGGATTAGTATTATCGACATCCATTGGAGCTAATCAAAAGGGATTAATAATGATGCAAGGGTTATTGGATGGATTAAGTATTTTACCTACATCAACTTTTGCTGATGGCGATCCTGTTTATCTTGGAGCAACAGCGGGAACAATTACAAATGTTAAACCTTATGCGCCTAATCATTTAGTTTATTTGGGAGTTGTTACAACAGCTTCAAATGGAAGCGCAGGTAGAATGTATGTTCGTATTCAAAACGGTTTTGAATTATCGGAGATACATGACATCGATTTAATAACTAATGCGCCAACAAACAATCAAGTTTTAACTTATGAAAGTTCAACTGACTTATGGAAAAATAAATCACTTGGAACAATTTTAGGATACACTCCTTATAGAAATGTTCAAACTTCGCAAACTGTTCACACCGGAACAACAGTTGAAACTTTGATATTTACTGCAACAATTCCAGCTAATACATTTAGTAGTAATGATATTATAAA